CTCGGTTTCTGTGTCGATGTATCCAACGTCACGGCCAAAGTTATGCGGACGTGGTACGTCATACTCAACATACCCATCACCCATGCAATCGGGACACGGAATCATGATCGGGGTTTCGGTGTCATCAATCATCTTATCGCTCATGCTGCACATCAGATAACCCCCATGCTTGTCATCCACAGACACGCAGCAAAGCCAATCGCAATGCCAATGCCAATCGTGGACAAAAAATCTGGCGCAGATTTCTTCTGCTCCGACACTTGTTCGGGTTTCTCCACCACATTGCGGCGAGTCGCCAACTGCTTGCGAACTGTGTGTAGCTTCATTTCAACGCTCTTAACCTCGCGCCCTAACTCCGTCGCAATTTCGGGAACGGTGTTACCCGTTCCAACCATTTTAACTAATTTAGCTAATTCTTCAGGTGTATAATGTTTTCCCATTTTACCAACTCGCTACATATGTCACGCTGTTCCAAGGGGCAGCGTCAATAAAATCCGCAGCCTTGTCGAACAACTTGGCATGCTCCTCTGATTGCGCACGATCCTCGTCCCACATTTCGTCGGAACCAAAGAAACAGCCACGCACAACGTCGTCATTTTCAGGCAAACCACCATCACGCAAAGCGGCAGCAATGCGACGACAGTCGTCGGAATCCAAATCAATCGGGCGACAATCGTCAACGCCATCGGCAAACACCTTCACAATGTAATCATGTAAAGGACCGAACTTGCGCCAGTAACCCAGATCAAGTTTGTAAGACGTAATCTCAAAACCATCAATCACAGGGCGCTTAACGCGCAACGAACGCCCATCTGGTCCCTGCTGTGAATGGTCGTACTCGCTGATATACTTATCACCGATTAAATACATATCTAAGCCCATAATGAATCTCCTCTATTTGCTAGACATATCCCATATAATCCCATATTGATTATGATGTCAATAAAAAAAATTATGTTCGGGAATAAAAAAACCCGACACCAAATTGGGAACGGGTGTCGGGCTAGTCTAGTATATGAGGCATGGCCAAATGACAGGCCATGTGTGACGAGCAGAAGTCACTGAACTTTAATAGCATGGGAACTTGTGGGATGCAAGAGAAAAAAACCTCGGATATTTATGGGCCTACAAAAAATACCACTGGAACGCACAACACTGCTGTAGGTTAATAAGACGATAAATTGTTCGGGTTATCTTTCCTGAACATGGTGGGGGTTGTTCAGGAAATGTCTTGATTTATTCGGGAATCTGTTGCAAACTGTAGGTGTTCATTTTGAACGACTCCGTGTTCTGTGACTAGGACAAAAAAACGGCGAGGTGTCGGGACAACTCCTCGCCGTTCTCTATTTTATTCGGGTTATGTCTACCACCATTGAACTACTATGCCAAACATCCAAGCCCAGATAAACACAACTGTCACAACTGTGATAACAATATCCTGCCAATCAGCTTTCATTGATCATCTCCATAATCTCGTCAAATGTCTCCCGAACCTTCCAACCGCCGTTATTGTGAATGCCATCACAAACAACAGCACCAACATTCTCGTAGGCGTTCAGGTAATCGGGTTCGGGCGGGTAAGTCACAACAAAGTTTCCCTGCAACGCCAACAAAATTGGTTTGTTCTTAATGCTGCAAGTCAGTTTAAGGGTTAGCATTTCTTAACTCCTCAATAAACGCGAACCCGCCGCCGTTACCCTCTTCGTCCATAGACAAAGACATCTCAACAGTCTGTCCGCCCAACCACAACGTAAACACAGGGAACGGATCCAACGCATCCTCGTCCTCAACAAACCGAAACCCAATAATCTTCGCGCCAATCAACTGGCTGTAATATCTCTCCATGTTCATGCCACCAACTCCGCATCTTGCGCCGCAGCGCGTAAATACCAATCATCAAGGCCAAAGTCTTTGTAGCCCTCTTCGATCATCTTGTAATAACCGCTTGACGGTGTGCCCAACTTCCCCTTCGGGCCGTTCATGTCGTAAATCATCCAGTCGCCGTTGATCTTGCGGCGATTGTATAACGTCGGATAGCCTTCCAATCGGTCTAACGCGCGTAAACAGTCGTGCGTAATTTCCCACAGAACAACTGGCAAAACGCTGTCAGCATCCTGCCGAAAATCCGCAACGCTGCGGAAAATCAATCGGTGATCAGGTAAATAAAAGCCGCCCATCGGCTTGGCCTTCGGGCATCGCGCAGCCATAGCGTCGCGGTTCGTGTTCATTCCGTATGCTAGATAATACATATCTATCTCCTATTGTTCGGGTTAAAACGCAGCCGTTAGGCTACGTTCTCCATCTCATACTTTAACAAATCCTCGACGTGATTCGCCAACTCGCGCCAGTCAACCTCACGCATCGCGCCGTTGACCAAATCAGCAACAAAGCCGCTCTCGGGTGTCGTCTCGTCAACCCAACTTTCTACATACTCGCGAACGTCGTCGCCAGTGACAGGTTGCGTCAGGTCGCCATCTCGGAACTGTTCAAGAAAATACTCATTATAGCTGTCACTGAACCACAGGCCAACAAGCCAAGTTTCGTAGTTTTTCCATCCGTTATAGTCTGACATTTTTTGTCCTCCGTTTTACTAGACATGTCCCAACTTATCCCATATTGATTGGGGCTGTCAAGGTAAAAGATAAAAAAAATTATCAAGAAAACACCCATTGATTTTAAACAATTTTTTACGTCAAAAAAATCCACGTCAAAAGTTGACGTAATTGATGTTGACGTAAAAGATGTAATAAAATCAACGGTTTAGGTCATTTACGTCAACAGCGTCAAGATTGCGTTTTGACGTAAATAACTCAATAAAATCAATAGGGTTAATAGCATCAAGAGGCTCTCCCCTATTACATAGGGGGGAATATATTATCCCCCCCCTAATGTTGTTGTTACTCCCCGCTTTGATGTGGAATTTTTTGGGAATCTATGCGGATTCGGTTGACCGTCGTGTATGCCGATGATATGTTCGGAATACGCCCACACAGGTGGGGGCAGAATCAGGAAAGGTTATGGAATGGATTTCCCAAAGCCATTGCAAGATCGTCGGGGGCAGTACAAAGTTTATCTGCATTCAGTGCCTAACGTCGGCGATGTGTTCTGGTCGCTCTCAGGGGTCGGTCGGGATAAGATCGTGCAACACTTTCGGGTCGTCAGCGTTAAGCAGTACAAAAGCAAATTGCGCGGCGGTATGGCAACAATGATAACTTGGGAAGATCAAAACGGAAATGTCTCAACGTCAGGGCTAAGGTCAAAGTCAATGAACAAAGCAAACCGCCAGTATGAGCCGCCTAAGTCGATAAATTGTTCGGATTGTGAAAATGCCTAAAGTCGGGGAACAGATAGAAAAAGGCGAGAAGCGAATAACACCACAGCAGCAAAAGTTTCTCACTAACTACATTCACAAAGATATGACACAAACAGCAGCCGCGCGAGATGCTGGATATAAAAACCCGAACGTGTCTGCCGTGCAGCTTCTCAATAACCCACGCGTCAAAGAACGCATGGAAGAAATGCGCCAAGAACTCGAAAGCAAATATGGCGTAACCATCACCAAATCTGTTCGGGATATGCAACGCCTCAGAGATGAAGCATGGGCCGCAGGGAACTTCTCAGCAGCCATCAAAGCCGAAGAATTGCGCCTAAAGGTAACTGGCCTCATGGTCGTCCGCAGCCATGTCACGCACGAGCACATTGACAATCTCAGCCGTGAACAAATCGTCGAACAACTCCAAGAATTTATGCAACGTGCTAAAGATCGCATGATTGATGTAACCCCAACAGAAAATCCCACAGAATCCGAACAAATCCATATAACGGACTATAGCGAGCAAGTCGAATAATCGGGGAAACACACCGTGCGGGGCGGCGGGCGGGGCCCGCAGAGCCCCCAAATCGGGCCGTCGGGGTGGGGAATTCCCTTTTTTCGGGGTCGGGCACCCGAAAATTTGTTCGGGTTCTCCTGAGCGCTCTCCGTGGCTCTACGCGAATCGGGCCTTTTGAAGAGGATTATCCGTTATCGGGGTTCGGGGCAATAGGTCGGGGTCGGGGATCGGGATGTTTGTCGGGGGATAACCCGAGCATTTGTTCGCGCCGGGATCGGGGTTCGGGCCACCGGGCTGCTGGAACTATCCGGGAAATGTATCCCGAACAATTGTCCGCTCCCGGTTGCCCAGCGCTTCCGGCATCGCTCGGCTCCCAGCGCCCAGCGCCCGGTTGTCATAACCTGAACAATTGTCTGCAAACTTGCCCAGCCGCAGCAGTTCGTTTTTCATAATTTTTTTTATCTTTTCTGTTGACATTATATATAGCGTGGGACAATATGGGATTAGTCTAGTAATGAGGAGAAAGACAATGTTTTTTAAGAATATCGAAACAGGTAGACACTACGACACAGATCAAGTTCTGAACGCTCTTATTAAGGACGGCAAATCATATGATGATCAGTTCTTAAAGCATGACATCGTTTTTAGAGACGCGTCTCGCAATATTGATGCAGTTATTGACTTTGAAGATCAAGAAGATCGTGCAGATTTCCAAGATTTCATTTGCACAAGTGAAGATATGCTGAAGTCATTCATTATGCAGCAGTATGATGAAGGTAATTACAAAATTGCGAACGATGTAGCGATTGATCAAATGCGCTATTACGCAGCTAGATATTAATCAGTGGGGCTTCGGCCCCACCTTATAATGAGGAGAAAGACAATGACAATCGGTGGATACACAATGAAAGACAAAGGCTACGGCCTACAAGTAACAGAGATTGAGGCGGGATGGAGCTTCTTCTTGCAAGGTGAAGACGCGGAGCAGTTCCGCGAGCAGTGGGAAGAATACCAAGAATACCGCGACAACAATTTCCGTCGCTTCTTGTCAGACTATGAATATAACACGCTGTTTCAATAGGAGAAAAGACAATGTGGAAAGTAACTTACGCAATTGACAGCCTTGATCCTAACCCAACAGTCAAGACCTTCGACACCGAGTATGAGGCGCAAGAGTGGCTACACGAGGAAGCATATAGTCGCGTGGACCATATGGTTCAGCATAGCCCATATAGCGTATCGGAAGAAGAATACGAGCAATGGCACGAGCAAGAACTTGCCCTTGCGCGAATTGATCGGGTTGATTGATCGGGCTTGATCGGGCTTGACCCTTCGGGGTCGGGCTTCGGGCTTCGGGGTCGGGGTATGGGGAACCATACCCTTTTTTATTGCCCACCACCTACCCACCGCACACACACATAACAGCGCTTTTCCGCCGAAAATAACCCGAACAATTGTTCGATTTACACCAAAAACAGGCCAGAAAAAATCGTATAACCTATTGAAATTAAACGCTTTTTTAGTGCATTTTTTGCTTGAGTCATATGGGATTTTATGGGACTATTGGGCAGGGGCAGGGAACGCCCCACTGATTCGCTGCACTGCAGCATAAAATGAGGAAAATAAAATGACACATTCTTTTGGAATAGAAATCGAAACAACAGGCGCGTCAATTGCGGCAATCAAGAGCGAATTCTCAAATCGCGGCATTAAAGGCTGTGACGTCAAACCAGACGGCACACCATCAGTTGACGCAGAAATCGTATTGCCGCCGCTTGCAGATTGCCAAGTCGCGTTTGAATACTTGGAAAGTGTATGCGCCGCTATCGCCGCGACAGGCGCAACCGTCAACCGTTCATGCGGCCTACACGTTCACATTTCAAACGCGCCGCTTGCAGAAGGCAGCAACCCCGCAACATTCACTGGCGACAGCATTGCCCATAAATACCGCACTGGCCGCTATCTGTCCCGCCATGGTGACCCACTGGACGCCGTAGCTGTCAAAGACATCATGTTGCGCTACACAGCACAGCAAGGCACCGTTGACAGCATGTTGCCAGTGTCACGCCGTGGCAACCGCTATTGCATGCCGTTGAACGCGCTTGTGATTGAACAGGCAAACGACTTGGACGAGTTGACCCGCGCCACACATGGCAAATTCAGTACCATCAACTTGACCACATGGTCACGCGGCACCATCGAATTCCGCCAACACAGCGGAACCATTGAGGCCGTGAAAATTTGGAACTGGGTGCAATTCATTCTAAACCTAGTCAACTGGACCATCGCCGAGCGCGTAACGAGCGGCGCACGAACAATTGTAACAGACACGCCATTGCAGCCATTTCGCGGCGGATCGCGTGTTGGCGTCCAATACACCATGATGCGCA